GTTCGCCACTATCCTCCAAGAGGATTTTCTAATGCTCTCTTAATTCTTTTATCTATCTTTTCCTCTAGCTCCTTTTGTGATTGTTTTATTCTTTCTTCTAATTTTTTCATGTCTTCTTCAAGTGTATTAATAGTATCTTTAAGATCTTTTGCATTGTCTCTAGAATCTTCTTTTACTTGTTGTTCTACATCATTAACAATTGATTCAACTCTTCTTACATCTTGACGTAGGTCATTTTTGAGTTCGTTTGCCACATCCGACACTAATCTTATTTCTTGCATCATCATTTCCATTTCGCCCATAAGCATTTCAATTTCTGTTTGAAGTAGTTCAGTTTTGCTTTCCATCTCTTCTTTTGTAAGTGCAATGTTTTTATCAAACTCCGATAAGTCTGGAGCTACATAATTTTGTATTTGTTCTTTCATGTTAAGGTAGTCTTTGTAAAATTCAAAACCTCCCCATAAAGCACCACCGGCTGTGGTTAGTGCTGTAAGAATAACAAATATTTTACCACCTCTAAATTTTATTCCACCTACTTCTACTTCTGCCATTGAGAATCCACCATATCGTTTATTAATCCATCACTTCCTGCAAATAGGAAATATCCAGCTATATTATTATCAGATATGACTGTATCTGGTAAAGTTATATCTGTAAAGAATCCTTCTCTATCGTTTAATGTTTTTTGTGATTCAAAGAAATTTTTAGTATTTCCAAGCACCTGCATAACAATAAGAGTTTTCATTTGATTTACTGAGTCATATTTTCCTTTATCACCCATTTTTTTTACAATTTTTTTAGCAGCTTTCTGTTTTTGTTCCTTTTTCATTTCCTCCTTGTCTTCAGCCTTATCTTCTGTTTTATCCATATCGTCTTCGCTTCCTTCATCCTCAGAAGTCTCTGATGCGCTTTCTTCAGCCTCTGGCTCTTCTGCCACATCTTCTGTAGGCTCTTCTGTAGGCTCTTCAGGTTCTTCAGTAGGTTCTTCAAGTTCTTCAGTAGGTTCATCGTTTACCTCCTCTGTTTCGGGTTCCGTGGTCGAAGGTTCTTCCATCTCTGGTTCTACTTCTACCTCAGGCTCCATATCTGGTTCTGGCATTTCCATGTCCATATCCATTTCTGGTTCTGGCATGTCCATGTCTAATTCAGCCATTTCCATTTCTGGTTCTGGCATGTCCATATCAGGCATGTCAAGTTCCATCTCCATTTCCATTTCGTATTCTATAGTTGCTATTTCCATTTCTTCCATATCAATGTCAGGCATTTCAAAATCCATTTCGAAGTCCATCTCGAAATCCATTTCAAAATCCATCTCCATTTCATACTCAACAGTTTCGTAAGACATTTCCATATCTGGTTCTTCAAACTCTGTCTCAAAATACATGTCATCACCTGGTGACTCTACAACATCATTATGTTCAAATATATTTTCTACAATATCTATAACTTCTGTCTCTGTACTACCACCGTATGCTACCCACATTTCAACACTAAGTATATGTTCTGTTATTATTGTGTTAACCACATTATATAATACGTTGATAGTGACATCATCAAAAAGTGGTCCGATGGCCAAGTTAATATCACGTCCACCTACTTCAACAATTATTGTTGTAATTGATCCAGAAAAATCCCAACCACCTGTATATTCTTGAAATCCACTTGCAACACCAGACTCTGATAATATGTCTGTGCCACTAAAGACAGATGTATTACCATTTTTACCCGTAACATGCATGTAGATACGATCTTGTGCATCACGTTTATCTACTTTTATTGTGTAATTTGTTCTTCCACCATTTTCTATGTCGAGTTCTGATATATCAACGGTGTTGATAAATGTTGTGCCCATACCAGATACACCCATTGTTGATGTACTATTACCACTACCTGTTATTTGTGCACATTTATCCGTGCCAAGATTGTAGCAACTATTACCAGAAGGCATACTAGCAGGCCCTTGGCCTCCCCAGTCTATATCCATGTCACCTTCATATTTAGATGATGAAACATAATCATTATCACCATCAAGTATATCACCTGAATCAGGATTAGTTGTAGTTACTGTTGTGGTTGTAGTTGTAGTATCTGTTGTGACTGTATATCCATCGGCTTCATATTCAATGGTTTCTACTTCATCTATGACAATTGTTTCTTCGACACCAGGAGTACATAATCCTGTTGCTGTAACAGGACATTCTGCTTTAAGGGAAGAAGGCCACAATGCCAGAGTGCATAGCCATACCAGCAACAATAAATTTGAATAATTTTTGTCCATCCGTTAATCCTGTTGTTTGTTTTTCTTTTTGTTCAATTTCTATTTTTTTATATACTAATGATCCTTCAGGCACCATGTCAGGGTTTTCTTGCCACCCTTGTCGTGCATCTTCTCCTATAGCCCCCATGTAAGGACAATATGTGCCTGCCATATGCATGGCATCAAATACTCTTGGATCAGCACAAAGTGTTGACACTGCGGCCACCTTCATGCCCATCGAATAAAGTGAGCGACTTAATTTTATACGCTCACAGTTTGTGTCTGTAATAGTAATTCCGCTGCTAATTCCTAGAATCTGGGTTTGCACGGCTCCCGCTACTGCTGTCTTACATATGTCTGAATTATTAACAACAACGCTTGGTGCATTTGCCGTAGGTGGGGTATTATTTGTTACTACCGTGCTGCTGACAGTATTCGTATCAGCGCCTTTGGCACTGGTAATTGCACTAACAACTAGAATAAAACATAATAATAAAAATGTTAACCTCACTCACTGTTTCCTTCTAATTCTAACGCTAGTTCTGTTGTTTCATTAACTCTTCTTGTCCATCCTTTTCCAAAAGTATCAAAAGTAGATAATTCTTCATAATATTTTTGTCTGTTGTTTTGATAATGATTGATAGCGTGTGCTACATTAAATTTATTAACATACTCATTAACTTTTGCTAATGTATTAGGTCCAATACCGCCATCTGCTTTAGTTAAAACTAATGTTTGTAAATATTTTGCCGCTCTTCCTGGTCCAGCGTTAACACCAAAATCAAACACACATAAGTCTAATCCTGAGGGTAAATCATCACATTTCATTCTGTCCCAATAATTTTTTTTATAAATAGGAGCTACATCTTCTACGGTAAGTTCTTTCATATCTTTTGTGCCACCCCATTCTTGGTATACTCTTTTAGTAACACCTAAATTAGTTTCTCCTCCTGGGTCCTTTGGATGATTAACATAACCACCTTCATGGTGTAATATTGTCTCTAAACATTTTTCATAATTTTTTTGCATTATTTTACCTTTATTTTATCTAATTTTTTATTCATATTTTTAATTTCTACTTCAATAACAGCAAGACGTGTTTCCATTTTTGTGAATAATTGTATTGCTGTTTCCATACGATCTATATCTCTTTCCATTGCTGTTACACGCTGACTCATCATACCCCATGATATAAAGAGAGCTGCGGCAACACCAAGAAGCCAGACGGTATCTTTTACACTAAACATTGTATTCCCATTCGTCATTTTCTACAGGATCTTTAAACATTAAACTATCAGCTCCTTCAACATTAAAGTTACCATTATTTAGCCCTGCTAAACCTCCGTGTGCATAATTAAAATAATATTGACCATCAGTTCCAAATCCTCCTGTGCCTTCTAATATGCCTGATGCAGCATAAAAATCACCCCATGAATCATATCCTGGAGGTGGATCAGTATCAGGGTCGTCTGGATCATTATAATCAATTTCATCTCTTGCATCTCTTGCAACACTTGTTCCCATTAATCCACTTTGTTCTATATTATCTAAATCATAAAATAATTTTGGGTCAAGTGGTTCACCTGTGTATACAGGATCAGGTTTTTGATTTCCAAATTTTTTACCTGTTAAAGATTCATATATGCCTCCACCAATTGTACCAAGTGGAGATACTGCTGTTTTTAATATTTTTGGGAGAGCATAACCACTTTGAAAAGGTCTGGCTTGTTGGTATGCAGGAACATTTGCTTGCATTAGTTGTTGATTAAAATTAAAATATTGATCAGGTGTTAACCCTTCTCTAAGTAAATCAGTATCTAATCCTTTTATAGTTTCAGCAGTTGAAGCAGAATATCCAGGTGTTCCTGGCATAGTTAACTTACCTCCCATTTTATCTATAGCATCTAATCTTGCTTGTTGTGCATCAGTGTCTTGAATTGTAACTCCTGTTCCAAATGTAGGATCTGGTGCTCCCATACCTCCACCTTTATTAACAGAAACTCCTGAAAGATAATTTAATAATGATTGACCTTGACTTGTCTCAGCAAAATCATCTCCATATTTAGCTGTTAAACGATCAAATTGTGTTCGAAGTTTATGTTGTCCTTCTGGTACTGTTTTTAAAAATTCGTCGTCACCTACATAATCTTTTTCTATTTCCCCTAATCCAATTTTTGCAATAACAGATTGTTTTTTTTCTTTTTTAGGTTTTGTTTTAGTTTTTTGTTTTGGAAAGTTTTTATCTTGTTGACCTGCGTCGTAAGATTTTTTTTCTTGGCTAGTCTTGAATTCTTTTTTACTACCACCGTATAGTCCTGCTAAATATGCGTCTTTGCTCATTATGGTTTTCTCCTTCCTGCTAAGTGCATGATACCTTGTCTATTAATAAACCCTCCGCCTTTAGCTTGTGCTATAGCACCATACAAATCTCCACCTGCAAGAGCAGCACGTTGATTAGTATTTAAGTTTGATCCTTTCTTTTGACGCATATAATTTGATGTTATGTTACTTGTTTTAATTTCATCAGACACATTGTTTATAGGCGTAGGTAATAAATTTGTTGGAAATCTTTCACTTGGTGTAAATGTTTTTGCTGGTGGCTGGTCAATTGCATCAGGTGACATAATAAATGGTCTTGCTTTTTCTTCTGCTTCTTTAATTAATGCTTCTCTATCTGCATCATTAAATGTAAATGTGCTACCCATTAAAAAATTCATTGTATCATCAATATCTGTTACATCTAATCCTTCTGGTATTTCGTTTTTAATATTTTCATCACTAAACACTAATCGTGCTAAACGAACATAATTTGCACGTCTTGCTTTTTCTGTCAGTCCTTCATTAGTAATATTTGTTAACATTTGAAGACGTTTTGGATCTGTTAATATGCTTGATCCGTAACGTGCTACCATTGCCATACCAACACCAATTAAAGGATTACCAAAGTTTGTTGCAATAAAAGCACCTGTAATACCTGAAGCTCCAGCTAATACTGCACGACGAGCAACAAATTGTGCTGTTTCTGCTACACGAACACTGCTTTCTATTTTTGATAACTCAACTAAATCTTTTAAATTTTGTATTGCTTTAATTGATGCTTTTTCATCGTGACCCATGGATAGATAAAACTGTTTAAGCATTGCATCACCTTGGTCTGTTCCAAGTCCAAGATTACTTGCAAATTTATCGCCGTTAAATATTTGTACATCAACAATTTTTGTTCCACCATCTGCTGACGTAACCTTAACTCTTTCTTTTGGCATTTTAAAATTAAGATAGTCTCTAGTATACGCACCATTTTGATCTTTTATCATACCTCCTGGATTTGCTTCTAAAAATGCTTTTTCTTTACTAACTGTTTTACTAGGAAGAGTTGTTAATTTTGTTTTATTGTTAAAAGTATGTGAGTAAGTTTCACCTGCAGCATCATATGCTTGTTGTATGTATTGTCTTGCTGCTCTTTTAAATGTTTCAGGTTTTACTATTCGTGCTAAATCTTTTACAGCTATAGCACTTTGATTTCCTTGTCTAAGAAATGAATTAAAAATATCAGTTGCTAGTTGGTCTTCATACATCCATCCAGGTTTATTAACACCTGCACCAAATACATTTTCATCAACAAGTGATACATGCTTACCAAGTGGTGTTTTAAATGTGTCGGCATGTTTACCAAACCAGTAGTTTGCACTATCTAATGATTCTACTGTTGTTGCCATTAATTTTTTTGCTTCTTCATTGTTAGCAAAATTTGCTGGCAACTTCCAATTTTTTGTATCATTTAATCCTTCTTCTAATGCTCTTTTAAATGCTGCAGCATCACCTACAATTTCATCACCTTCACCTACAAGTTTACTATATTCACGCCATTGTTTATTAAAATCTTTTTGTATTGCTCTAAATTGATTTGCATTAACATGATCAGGTAGTCGTGCTAAATTTAACAAGAAAGCATCGAATTTTTCAAGATTAGATATTCCGCCCATTGTACCTGGTTGGTCATATCCTTGTAAACGAATCATTCCTCTTTCTGTTTTTTCTTTCCATAAATTTGCTATAGCTTTAATATTACCTGTTGGAATATATCCCGCTCCTGCTTCAAATGACTCTTCGCCGTATCTTGTTGTTTTTCCTGCGCCAAGTAAATCATCTAGTTTAGATGCATTAGCATAAAAATTATCATACAATCTTGCATTCAATCTTGCAAAAGCGTTGTATTTGTTGCGTGCATCTTTTGTAATTAATTTTCCAAGATCCATCATGTGTTGCACGGGCGCTAATTCATTTAGTGTGTTAACTACTTTTTGATCAAGTAACCAGTTAATGTTTGCTTTTGCTTGTCTAAACGGTGTTCCAACAAAAGGAAATACACCAACAACTCGTGCGTATGCTTTAACAGCAGCACTTTGACTTGCTTGTGCTATACCAAAAGGTATGTCTTGTCTCATTGCAACTTGTGCAATATCTTTTGCTGCTTTTGAACTTACGCCTAATGTCAAAGCTGTAGTTTTACTTAATCCTTTAAACATAGGTCCGAGGGACGCGGCACCACCTGTAAATAATAAAGCGTTTCGTGCCAGTAATAAATTTTCTAATTGTGGATCATTTTTTAATGCTGGTTCTGGTATACCATTTAAATATCGTGTTAATTGATTTGCTAGGTCGTATAAATTAGCACCTGCATAAGCACCAAATCCTGCTGAAGTTGCTGTTGCACCTGCAAGTATAGGATCTTTATGAGGTGACTGTGCAAATTGTTTCATAAATCGTTTTTTATCTGCAGCGTATAACGGTAAATTAGATAAAACTTCTCCTGTCAGTGCCCATGTTAATTTATTATTATCAGGTAATAAACGAAGTGCTGTGTTAGCAGTTCCCACTACACTATCTTTACCGTAATTAAAAACGCCGTCAGCAAATTTATCCATGTCTCCACTTAGTAAAGCATTTAATAATTCAGGAGATTGTTTTATAAATGTAAAAACATCTCTATCATCTTCACTTAAATATTGTTGAAAGCGTTGATCGTATTCTTTTAGTGGATCTTCTGATAATCGTTTGTACGCATTTATTTTTTCTTGTTCTGCTTTTATTTTATTTATTCTTTCATAATCTTCTGCTGTCATAGCAGCTTGTGGTATTTCTGTTTCACCATACTTTTTACGGATCATGTTAATATAATTAGCAAGCGCTTTTTTCTGTGCGTTATATGTGTCTATGTCTGTTGTTTGTGTATTTAAAAAATCTTTTGCATTAGGAACTTTAAGTTGTATATCGCCTAGTTCATCCGCTGCTGTTTGTCCAATATAGTCTGCTATATTAGTTCCAGGATAATTTTCCTTCCAACTCCATATTTCAAATTGATCTGTTGTATCTGCCATTTTATTTTACCTTGTAAGCTCCTCCTGAAACAAAAGCTGCTGCTTCTCCAAGTTTTTTTCTTATTTCAGGTGGTGTAATATACTCTATTTTTTTAAATATTGATGTACCTTTTTTATTCTCAGCTTCTATTCTTTTTGTTCTATCTGATGGTGTAAACCATTCATCCATTGGATCATATGCATATCCTTCATCTGTATCTGGTATTTGTGGAATTCCATCTGGAGGATAAGAAAGATTTTTCTTTTCATATTTTGTAAGATCAATATTAGATTCTCCAAAACTAACATTACCTGTTGGTAATCCATTTTCATCAAACTCTACATTACCTGCCATATCAAATGCATGTTGTTTTATTGCTGCTTGTCTTACTGCTTCTTTTGTACTGTTAAATAAATTTGGATCTTGATTTTCTAAATCTTCTTGTTTTACATCCATTGTTACCTTTCCATCTAAATCATATAGAAGACCCATTAAAGTTGTAAACTGTAAAGTGTTCCACACAAAAGGTACTAAAGCTATTCCTGGTCCTGGCATTATGGTGCCTCATCTGGCATAACTAAGTCATAGCCACCTTCATCATTTGGAATTAATTTTGGAGCATTTGTTGCTTTAAAACTTCCAGTAACACCTTCATATCCAGGAGGAAATTGACCTCCTCCTTGACTAAATAAAAGTTTCATATCATCATTTGCGCCAGATAATTCTTCACGAATAGTATTTAATTTAACAAGAACAGATCTTGCATCAATAACGCCTGTAATTTGTAAATCAGCGTAAGCACGTTGAATATCATCTAAGTTTAATCGACCTGATGACTTACGAGCTCTCGCTAATACATATGCAACACCGTTAATACGTGTTCTGTTTTCTGCTAACGCAGGATCAAAATTATCCCAGAATGCTGCAGAACGTTCATCGTTTGGATCAAATAAAGCACGAATAGCATCAGCGTCTTGTGGATCTAAATGACCAAATTTAGAATCTTCTATTGCTGAAGCTAAAACAGCTTCTCTGTCCTCTATACTAAGTACATCAGTAATAATACCTCGACCACGTTGAATAAAGTCTTTAATTTGACCAACAGCACCCGCACGTTCTGGATCTTCAATAATGTTTGCAATAACTTTATCTAAACTTCGTATTTGTCTATCGTATAATAAAATAGCACCTAATTGTTCTTGTAATTTTTCTGGTGGTAATATGTCAGCTTTTGTTAACGCAACATCTTGCATTGGAATTAAATTTGCATCTGTATTAGGTATGTGTGCAATTGCACCGTTTGTATTAAGAATAATTTCTCCGTCTGCTGTTAAATTAGGAACAGTAAATGTTCCGTCTTTTAATTCTTGTACAATTCCTTCTACTGTTTCTCCTGTTACAGGATGTATGTATTTTGCAAGCGTTGTTCTTTTAACAGGGTTTTTAACATCCTCACTGGCAGGTGAATAACGATTAGGGTTCGCATCTTGTGCTTCTTTAAATAGTTCTGGACTTGTAAATAAAACATTTGTATTTTTTGTTTTATCAAATACTTCAAATGGTTTTGTCATATCTATTTCTTTACTATATTGTCTAAGCTCTGGTTTTTTTGCCATGTCTTTTTGTAACATTTCTAATGTAATTGTTTTATTAGTTCCTGATACAATGTCATACATATCAATTGTTTTAGTTCTTAATTCAAATTTATTTTGACTCTCTTGTTTTGTCATTTCTTGTAAAAAACCAATATTAGCCATAGTGTAATCTGTAATTAATTTTAATCTATTGCCCTCATCTGTTTGTTGTTGTGTTAAAGCATATTTTTTTTGTGCTGTTTGTAGTGCACGTTCTTCTTTAATTAATGCTGCTTCTTTTTGTCTTGTTGCAGCTCGAAGTGGAACATAAGCGCCAAGAGCTTGTGATCCTGCTTGTGCTAATATTTCCATTGGCTTTCCTCGTCCACCAAGTAATCCTATGCCAAGAGATAATAATCCAGCAATTTTATCTTCTTCTCTTTGTCTTTCTAAAAATGCTCTATCTTCTGATACATCTGTTGGATATAGTTCTTTTGCTTCTTCTAAATATTCTTCTTTTGTTTTTGTAGGGTATAACGATTCTGCTAATTGAAAAGCAGGAACAACAGCTTTTTTAACTGTGCCCTCATCGAACCCTTCTACAATACCAGAAATTATTTTATCTTGTTCTACCTCTTTTGATTCTTCTACATTAACGGCCTCTCCAATAGTATCTAGTTCTGATTGAATGTTACTAAGTTGTGATGTTATTTCTTGATCCGATAACTCTTGATCATAAGTATGTAAATGACCTGCGGGTGCGTGAGGAGGCACTGTTCCTCCTGTATGCATTTTAAATAATTTTCTGTTAAGTACGCTCATTAAAACCCTGGTATATTACTTGGAAGGTTAATACCCTTCATTGCCGCTAGACCAAGTATACCTAAACCGGCTGTCTGCATCAACGGACTTGTTGATGGTTGCTGGGTAACAGTCATTTGTGAAGCAGGCGTTCCAGTTAATATACCAGAAGCGAATTGTAATCGCTCGAATGGTTCCTGTTGTTGTAGTAATCGTGTTTGTCGTGCTGCATCAATGACATTTTGTGCTTGTGTTTGTCGAAGTGTTCCAAGTTGTAACTGAGATCCGATGTCCGCGCCTTGTAATCCTTGTAACGATGCACCAAGGTTTGCATACTGGCCACCTAATCCTTGATATAGTGGAGCTGCTTGCATTGTTCGTGCTTGTTGATTCTCAAATGCTTGAGATGCTAATTGTTGTGCTTGTTGGAAGTTTCGTGATCGATCTTCCACAATACGTTGTGATTTAATATCTTGTAAATTTCTTGCAAGTTCTGCTCGTTGTATACCTTCTCTTGCACCACCAAACGCTCCTGCGCTTACTGCTTGTGCGCTCGCTGCTTGTTGGGCTAGTTGTCCTTGTCTATCAATATCTGCTAAAGCTCTTTGTGTAACTTGTTCTTGATATGGATCCATGTATCTTTGAACACCTGCTGCTGTAGGTGCAAATAATCCTTGTGATTGTTGTAGAGCACCTAAACCCATTCCTGTTGTAGCTTCTGCTGCTTGTAAAAACGGTGCATATGTTCCAAGGCCTTGTTGACCCATTTGAATAGCACGAAGCTGTTCAGTTGTTAAATCTGCTGCTTTAAAAGCTGGGACAGGACGAGATACACCTGCACGGCCAAACTTTCGTATTTGAAAGTCTGCATCTGACTCGCCTGATTGTTGGACGGCATTTTGATCACCAAACACGGTGCCAAGTAACATTTCTCCACGTTGTTCAATGTACGGGGCTAATCTATTATATTGATATACTTCATCAACCATTAAGCTACTCCTTCCAATCTATTCATTAATTGATACATTTTTTTAGCTCCTTCACGTCGGCTTCCACCACCAGCGTTCCTCACAGCTTCTGCCGTCATAACAAATTCTCCGTCACTTAACATTGCAGGTACACGGTCATCTTTCGGACCGCCTGGTCCTGAAATTTGTCCTGTTCTTCTTGGGAATGATCCCTCTGCTAAATGTGCAATACCACCTTCTGCTCTAAATGCCATTGGATTTTCTGTTGCAGCTTGATCTTTCAACTCTAATTGTGCACTAGTTAACATTTCTTGTGCTCTTTCAATATCTATTTTTAATATTTTTGATAATTCTTCAGGATTAATACCTCCTCCTGCAAGCACTTGCATTGCTCTCCTAATATCATCAGAACCCACTATCTCTGTTGGTTTCATTGCTTTTGCAATTTCCATTGCTAATCCAGTAACCATTTTAGCACCAGAAGCCATGCCAGCACTAGCAGCCGTTCCAGCTCCTTCCAACATATCTGTCATTTGTGTTATTCCTTCTCCAATTTTTTGTCTTTCTTCTAACATTTTATTACGTTCGTCTATTAATTGTCGTATTCGTGGATCTAATTTTCCACGCATATTCATTAAACCTTCTAATTGCCCTCCTGTTAGAGGCGCACCTGGTAATTCCCCTTCTGTTATAGGCATATTATTATCTATGTCAGGAGAATATTGTCCAAATGTTTCTACGGTAGGTAAAGGAATAACATCTCCTTCAGTTTCTACGGTAGGTAAAGGAATAACATTTCCTTCAGTTTCTACAGTAGGTAAAGGAACAGATGTTAGGTAACGATTAGGATTTAATAAATATTCTGCTCTTGTTATAGTTACAACTCTCTCTGATACTTTATCATAAACTGTTATCATTTCTTTTTGATTCATAGCCATCATAATACCTTCTCCATCAGCCATTCTATTTGTAACTATGTCATCACCCATAAACAAATCAAGATCTTGTATATCTTCTTCTCCAGGTTCATTAATTATGTCACTTGCATCAAAATCAGTATCTCCTTCTGGATAAATTACACCAAATGGTCCTGTTCCTTCTTGGTAGTGTTGAATAATACCACCATTTGCCATGCCCATAGGGTTTCCCATAGGTTGTCCTGTTACAGGGTCAATAGCCGCTGTGTCTTTAAATTGTCCGTACCACGGATATTTTCCTGTAATATCTTCCATTGTTAATCCTTCCTTATCTTCTTCTTCTGCTTTTAAGGCTTCATAAATAGGCACACCAAAAAGGGCTAATGTTGCAATTTGTGAACCACTTAAACTTGATACAGCAGCGTTTGCGCTAGGTAAAAGACCTAACTGATTTGCCTCCATTATTTGGTTTTTTAATTCTGGATTTGCTAAAATATCTTGTAATGTTGTTCCTTCGGGTAAATCAAATCCTGCTGTTCTAAATTGTTCTATTCTACCTCCTGCTGTATCAGCGCCACCAAATCCTAAATTTGCTCCTAATTGTTTAAAAGGTGTGTCGGAACCAAAGATGTAATCTCCAGATCCAAAAATTCCTTCACTTGGTCCTCCTGCGTATTTTGCTGTGCCAAACGCTTTTCCTGCGCCGTAGCCACTAAGACCACCCATTAACACTTGTCCTGCTTCTTCACCTGCAAGAAGAGGAGCACCCGCTCCGATGAGAGCTGCGTACCCAGGTCCGAGACCCGCGGCACCTGCAATCAGACCAGCGTATGGTGAAACTTTTTTTAAAGCTTTTTTAGCTTCTTTAAATATTTGCTTTAAAAAAAATTCTGGTTGACCAGTAATAGGGTTAATAGAATTGAATTGATTACCAACAATATAACGTTCAGGTTGAATTCCCATTTCACGCATTTGCGCAAATAACATTTCTTTAAGTCCTGGATTTTCATCAAAGACTTCCATAGGAACAACAGTTTCTCCTTCTGCTGCATGAACAATATATGCATCTTCATAGCGACCTAAGTCGGCTAACCTAGAAACCTCGTTATGAAAGCTGGCTAATCCGCCAGATGGTAATATTTGTTGCATGCTTTCCATGTCCTATTTATCCATTGTCTGCCCCAGTATATCAGGCAATGCTTTAATATTTATATTGACATTACGCTGAATGTCTTCTTGTTTTGTTGAAGTAGCAGGGTTATCGACATCGGACTTTGCTTCATTTTCGTCAGCATAGACCTTTCCTGTTTTGGCGTGCTTTATAGTAGTTGTTGTTGGTACCTCAATTACTGGAAGAGATGCCTTCCCAACTTTCACGGTAATATCGTCATTTATAGTCATTTTTTATCCTCTCTGCAATAATTTTATGAGATTTCTAACACACTTAATATAATGTGTAAATCGCCCCCATTTTCAGCCTGAAGCTTTAGTGCCTCTGACTCCTTTAATACGACAGGAGATGTTGAAAATGAATAGCTGTTAAATAGCTCTTCTGATGTTCCTTTCTGAATATTTCTATTTGTTTCTAAATTATAACTCACACTACTACTATCGATAATAAAAGCCCTTATTTTACAATCATTTTCTTCATCTATATTTGTTACACGAAGAGATTTAATAATAGCTGTTGTTGCTGTAGCAACAGTATAAAGTGTTGTTAACTCACTTGTTGTTAAAATAGCTTTATAATTTGTATATGTATTAGCCATTTATGACATAAACCATGAAATTGCTTCATCATCATTACGAAGTGTTTCTGGCGTGTAAGTATTATTTAATAAGAATATTAATTGTTCTAATGTTTGAACAAGTTGAGCTTGTTGCTCACGGTTATAATCTTGTGGTGGATCTGGTAAACGTGGGATTGTAATTTGTGCCATTAGCTACCTCTCATTCCATCTGGTTGTATTTCTAATCTAAGTGTTCCGTATCTCCATTTATCATCAACAGCATCACTTGCAACACGAACAGCTATTTGCCTTCCTCGTATTCTTGTATCTTGTTTTGTAGAACTTGTTGATATAGCATACGAACCATGACTTGTTTGTGTTCCTGATGGATAAGGACGTGTTTTTAATGTTACATCTACATTTCCTGCTTGATTTTTAAAATCAGGAATAAAACGACGAACAGACATAAAATTATCACCATCAGCAATATCAATATCGCCTGATTCTATATGTGCTTCCATGGCACTGCCATCATTATTAACTCCTGTTTCATGTGCATAAATAAATGTTCGTCCTGCTGTCACACCTTGCACTGTTGTTACAGGTGTTGTTGTATCTGTTGCTTTATATTCTGCAGCATATGGATTATTATATACTCCTCGATCAACCCAAGCTGAACGTGCTAATGACCCAACATACCATAAATTTTCTGCATAATTAAAAGTAACTTGTCTGTCAATTTGTGTTGAATTTGCTGACGCATAAAACCATGTTACTTCGTTAAACTCTGTGTTTGAAGCAACAAAAACATCACGTTGTGCACTTACTTGTATATCAGTAAAAACATAATCTTGTACACTACATGGTATTCTTTTAACTGATCCATCATATAAGAAAAAAGAATCACTACCCATCCAATATGCAACACCTCCTACATCTATAGCAGCGTGAATACCTATAGCTCCACAGTTAGAACCTATTTGTCTAAAACCAAATGTAAAAGGAGGTCCAATAAACTGCATAGAATATAATGCTAAATCTGTCCATATTAATACAGCTCCTCTAGATCTAACGGCTGTTTGTATAAAGTTTCCATCTGTTAATCTTTTTGTTCCTGCTGTATTAGTTGCTGTTGGTGCCCATGTATTTTGATCTTCTTGATCTGACCAACGAACAAACATATTATCTTGTGTAGAAGTTGTTCCTATTGTTGTTTCTGTGCCAAAACAAATAACATGTCTGTCTTCACCAGACACTAACATAAATCGTGATTTAGTTGGTGCATTTGATACGCTTGTTGTAGCAGCTATGTTGCTAGATAATCCACTTGAAGTATCCCAATAATATAAAGAACCATTAAATTGTAATGCTAAAGCATCTTCCCCCCATGTATCAAGAGCCCATTTTCCTGAGTCAAGTAACACGCCTTCAGCACCAGTCAGTGATTCACGGCTCGTGTTCCATGTAGAAGCACCCCATGTACTTGCTCCCCATCCATAACCAAAAATAGATGTAGCAGAAGCTGTATTTATTTCATATGTCGCTGTTGCTGTAGCTCCTGTTGCATCCGATGATGCATTTGCAGGTGCTGTAATTGTATATGTATTTGCACTTGGTATTGATAATATTTCAAATTCGTTTTGTAAGTTTGCTTGTGATAATCCACCAATAGCTCCACTAACACTAGATATAGTTACCATATCGCCAATAACAGCACCATGACTAGCGTCTGTTACCGTAACAGTTGGTGAACCATTAGTTGTTTCAAATTGTGTTATAGATCCTGATTCTCGTGTTGGTGTTATATCAGCATAACTTTCATCTGAATAAACATATAATTTTTTATTAGTGCCATACATGGCATACTTAACACCACTGAGATCTGACCATGCAAGAATAGCACGTGTTGCACCAATTAATGCATCACTTGATACTTTTGCCCAACCACCTATTTTTTCTGGTAAACCATATCGAAAACGAACATTATCGCAATCTACCCATCGTCCTTCAGCACCGTACTCAGTATTTTGTTTATCTATACCAGGTGCTATTTGCAGTTTTGTTAACGGCATACATGCTCCTAATTAGTTGCGTAGTAAGGAATCCAAAAATCTGTTCCATTAATATCAACACGAATATGTCCTGTTAATGATCCTACACTTGTATCTGTTGAAAGACTTGAACTTTGATCGGAAGCAGTTGTTCCATCAAATTTAATAAAAGGTTGATCAGTATCATCTTGGTCTAAAGATAAACACGCAATCGCTCCTGATGAATTAGATTGATTTATTTCAACCATTGCATCAGCAGGATCTTGACAACCAAAAGCAACTTTATCGGCTGAGCCATCAATAAAGAAAGCATCGTCTAAATTATTTGTTTCACATCTAAAATCTAAAGATGCTCCTGTTTGGTTCCATGTAAAAGCACCACCGTCTAAATCAACAGCTCCTGATGCTTTGAATCCTCCAACAACATCAAGTTTTGTACTTGGTGTCGCTGTTCCTATACCTATCCTGTCCTCTCCTCCGTCAGAAAAGAAATTAGCAGCATCATCATCTGATTTAATAGTAAAGTTTTTATCTGCTCCTGTATTATTAAATACAAAAGCACCACCATCAAAACTTACAGCTCCAGCTACATCCAATGTTCCGTTAGCCGTAATATCTCCTGCATCATCCAAGACATCAAACATTGTTGATCCGTCTGTGTATAATAAGTGCTTGGAACCTGAAACAAGGTTTGTTGCTGTTCCGCCAGAAGGTTTAAATCCTAATGTATACGTGCTCATGCTTGCTGCATTATCAACAATGTACCAAGACTCTACTGCCTCACAACTCATAGTTGTATTACCAGTTAATGTTCCTGTTAGTTTAATTATAGCGTTACTTTGTTCGTCCGTTGTAGAACCATCAGTTGCTGTTAACGAATCTGATGTACTAGCAATAGCTACAGATACATAACCTTTAATTGCTGATTCTAATTTTTGTAAATTATTATTTGTTATTGAACCCCAGGTTCCTGATTTTTCACCCGTAGTTATTAACTCTAAATTTAACGCACTTGAATATGTTGAAGCCATTATTTACTTTTTCCCATTCTAGGTTTTTTTACTTTACCACCTTTTTTCATAAAACCCATTTTATTACGAACGGATTTTGGTAGTTTTGCTAATCCAGGGTTTTTCTTTTTATCTACTTTTTTCATAATTCCTCCTATGCTACGTCATCTATTAAAGCAGCAACAATAGCATTTGCTGTTGCATCGCCTGCGTCTGCTATATCCGATGATATAGCATGAATATTTGCTACTGTCACATTTGGCAGTCTACCAAACCATGATTGAGATGGTCCAATAAAAATACCGTCAGCTAAATCATTAGCTGCTGTTCCACCATCTAAACATATCACAATACCGTCTGCTGTGCTAGTATTCTTAATAAATAAAAATTTTACTTTATCACTTGTACTTACCGCTGTCATATCCGTATCTTGGTCAACGGCAGTATAATCAATAAAGCGACCTGCAATTAAATCAGCGCTAGTTGTTGTAATAGCTGTTAGTTTATAATACCATTTATCGTTTGCGTCATCAGGAGTAACTGTCATAGATCCACTAATTGTTTTAGAAATTTCATCAGGCAAGATTGTTGCTGTTAAACTTATTGTTGCATCATCTGCCATATCTAATCCTCAAATACTTCTGTCCATGTTACGCTATCAGCTTCTGTATCATCTACTTCATTCCAAATTAACAAGTTAGGAGACCCAGCCGATAGTGAAATTAACACTTGGAATGCTTCTCCAAATGCTGTTTCTTCACCTAAACTAAATGTAATTGCACTACCACTAGGAGATACAGTTGCACCACCAGTAGCCACTTCTGTTCCTAAAGTAAATGTCATACCAAATCCAGTTTCAGCAAATTCAATATTATGAACTGCATCTAATCTTGGATCTTGAAAAGCTTGTTCAGCAAATGCGGTGTGTCCTAAAAGCATCTATTACCCACAATGTAATGTGCATGATACCAGATAACTGTCATCATCATAAGTTTTAATTTTATTTGTTTTAACTACTTTTGCTACTGTACTAGCTCTTAAAATATCGTCTGCTTGTACTTTAGCTGTACCGTCACCTTTGCTTTGTAAATAATCTCCAATAGAAACTGTTTCATCTTTGTGAACTCTAATCATAAATGCACCTAAAGAAGCCACTTGCATATCGTTTGCTTCTGATTCCATCCATGATTCAAAAACTCCATACACGGCTTTACTATTTTCTGTTGTAGATACTTTTACTCTTGCAAGATATTCTTCATCATTTTCTTTTACAACCACTGCATCATATTCAACTGCATTTTCATTAAATCCTTCTTCACCTTCTTTATAATTTTTATGCCATTTAAATTTAATATTATCTCCTACATTATTTGTTTTAGCAATATATCTTTTTTTAACTTGAGCCGGAACAGTTATACCTTCGTCTACGTGTTCTGGAACAGTAAATTGAGCCATGTGCCATTCAGAAGTTTCATTAATACTTTCCATAACTGTGCCAACAAGAAGGTTTGGTTTTGAGTCATCTGTTAGTTGTGCATAGTGAACACCCATAAATGTACCATAACTAACTGTTGAGTTACTTGCTGAAATATTTCCTGCATTAGAGCCATTACGATAAAACATAACCATATCTCTACTATTGTTATCAGCATCAGAACGATTAATAACCATTCCATCACCTTGAAAAGCAAATCCCGGTGTTTTACCACTTTGAGCATTTATAATTGCTCCAAAATCTCCGCC